TTGGGCCGCCTGTTTTCCAAGCTGCTGAACCTCATGGTGGCGAACGGCGACCCGATCGCAATCAAAGTGGATGGCTCCTACCGTCGCGTCGATCCGTCCACATGGGACGCGGATCAGATGGACGTGGCGGTTAATGTGGGCCTTGGCACCGGCCGCAAGGAGCAGCGCCTGTTGTACCGACAGCAGATCGCGCAAATCCAGGCCGAGGCTTTGCAAGCGCAGGCTCCGATCGTTGATTGGAAGCGCGCCTACAACAACGGCGTGGGCATGATCCGCGATATGTCCCTGGGCGACCCTGACGATTACTTCATCGACCCTGATAGCGACGATGCGCCGCAGCAGGGTCAACAGCCGGCACCCGACCCCGCGCTAATCAAGGCGCAGGCTGACGCCTCTTATCGGCAGCAGAAAGCGCAGATGGAGGGTGAGGAGTCGCAGCGTAAGATTGCGCTGGCCGAACAAGAAACCTCCGCCAAGCTGGGTATTGAACACCAGAAGGGTCAGCAGACGATCGCGCTACAGGCGCAGCGGCATGAGCAAGAGATCAACCTTGCGGCGTCGAAGGCAGATTTTGAGGCTCGCTTGGCTCAGCAGACGGCCGATCGGAATTACGAGATCGCGCTCATCCAAGAGCAGCACAAGCATGAGCTGGCCAAGCAGTCGGCGGAGCACGGGCACGCGATCAACATGGAGCGCGAACGTAACAAGGTTCCGCAGGAGCGGCCGGGCGGAGATTTGGACAAGTGACCGACGAAGAAAAGATCGCTCGCGGTAAGCGGTGGAAGGCCTTCTTTGATGAACCCGAGGGCCTGCGCGACATGCTTGGGACGCTTCGCCTAGCTCGCTTTGCCGAAATGGAAAAGACTCCATTCCATCAAGCCTGGACTTTCGCAAACCTGGCTATTGCCGCCGAAATGGCGCGCGAAATGGAAACCTATATTCAAGAGATCATCACCGGCGGCAACATTGCTGAGGCGGCGAAGAGAGCGGCCGAACGACAGGCCGCAATCCCTGATTACAAGAAGCGCTGGTCGCAAGGAGTGGCGGCATAATGGGTACGCTCGCAGACACGCAGGATCAGACGCTGGACGCAGCGGCGAGCGCGTTCGGCGCCTTGGACGCGCCTGAACAGCCCCGAGAGGAAGGCGAGCAGCCTGAAGAAAACGGTATTGACATACCAGAAGAAGGCGAGGAGAATGTCGAGCAAGAGGGTGATGAGCCTTCTGCCGATGAACCGGAAGCGGAACAGGCTCCTGAAAAGCCTGCCATCGACGCACCGGCCAGTTGGACGCCTGAGCATAAAGCTGCGTTCGCCCAGCTTCCACCCGATACGCAGCAATTCCTTGCTGCCAGGGAAAGCGAACGGGAACGTTTCATTCATGCGAAGTCGCAAGAGACTGCTGCCGCTCGCCGCGAGGTAGAATCAGCAAGCTCACAGATTCAGTCGTTTAGGCAATATGCCGAGATGGCCGAAGAGATGTTGAACGCATACCAGCCCCAGCGGCCGGACTATGGTCTCATAGCCACCGATCCCGCAGCATATGCGCAGAAACTGGCAGAGTTCGAAGCCCAGACCGACCAGCGCAATCAGCTTGCGCATCGTTCCTTGCTCGCTCGCCAGCAGGCCGCCCAATTCGAACAGCTACAGCGTCAACAGGCCGTCATGGTGGATTACCAGAAGCTTGTAGCCGCCGTTCCCGAGTATGCTGACGCCAGCAAGCGCGGGGAAATGCTTCAGAGTTGGACGCCGACCGCCGAAGCTCTTGGATATCCTACAGACCGAATGTCGGAAGCCGACAGCACTGATCTGCTGGCCCTGCGGAAGGCAACGGAATGGCGGACCAAGGCGGAAAAGTGGGATCAGGCCCAGCAGGCAAAGATGGCGACTGTACGCAGCGCCAAACCCAGCCCGAAGGTCGCGACCCCCGGCACCGCCCAGCCGAAAGGCTCCGAGAGAGCGCGCGGTTTCAATGACTCGATGAACCGGCTGCGCCAAAGTGGCGATGTTCGCGACGCGGCAGCGGCCTTGCGCAATCTGAGGTGACGGGCGCGGCCCTCACTCTCATCGAAGGGACTGAGCCATGGTCGCTACCAATACCATCCAGACGATGACCCGCGTGGGCAATCGCGAGGACCTGTCGGATATCATCTACAACATTTCGCCCACCGAAACGCCGTTCGTGACTGCGATCGGCCGTGAGGACTGCGGCGCGGTCTACCATGAGTGGCAGACGGACGCGCTGGTTGCCGCCAACCCGAACAACGCGGCGATCCAGGGCGACGATCTGACCAACGACAATCGGCCGCCGACGACCCGGCTGGGCAACTACACCCAGATTTTCACCAAGACGGTGGGCACGTCCACCACGCAGCAGGCGGTGAAGACGGCTGGTCGCGCGAACGAGCATAGCTATCAGCTTGCCAAGGCTGGCAAGGAGATCAAGCGTGACATGGAGGCTCGTTACACGGGCAACTATGCGGCGGTTCCTCCGGCGGCGGGCACGGCGGGTCAGGCGGCTGGCGCGCTGGCGTTCATGTACGTCAATGCTCAGCGTGGTGCAGGTGGTGCCAATCCCGTGCTTTCCGGCACGACGAGCGGCTATCCGACCACGGCGGCCACGAACGGCACGCAGCGCACGTTCACGGAAGCGCTGGTCAAGACGGCCATCGCGCAGGCGTGGAATGCCGGCGGCGAGCCGACGATGGTCATCATGTCGCTGCTCGAAAAGCAGATCGCGGCCACCTTCCCCGGCTTGGCCCAGCAGCGCCGTGAGACGGGCAACAAGAAGGCGACCATCATCGCGGGCGCCGACATCTATGTGTCGGACGTGGGCGAGCTGATGTTCGTGCCGGATCGCTTCTGCTCGCCGCGTGACGCGCTGATTATCGACCCCGACATGTGGGCCATCGCCACGCTCGACCCGATGCAGCGCCGTAAGCTGGCCACGACCGGTTTGGCCGATCGCGACGGCATGTACACGGAGCAGACTTTGACCTGCCGCAATTCCGGCGGTTCCGCCGTCGTTGCCGACCTTTCGTAAGGAGTGAGCGATGAAGAAGGACCTGAGCCCGACCCACGCGTCGGAAGCCCCGCTGACCGCCAAGGACAAGGCGACCAAGGAGCATGAGAACCACGAGATGCGTCGCCTTGGCACTACCAAGGATGCGTATACCGAGGCCCCTCATGCCGAAGAGCCCGGCGGCCAGAAAGTGGCTGAAACGATTGTCGAGCATCCGCTCGCGCCCACCGACGACCGTCCCAACCCGCAGGGCGACCGTGACGAGCCATTCGTCGCCGTCGTAACGAAGGAAGCGCCCGAATATCACATGACCAAGCCGGACGACGGTGAGGGCAAGGGTGTCGAGATCGAGAACACGACCGACCGCGAGCTTCACCTGGGCGATGGCCGCGTGGTGCATCCGGGCGGCCGTGCCAAGGTGTCGCATGACCTCGCCAAGAGCGAAGGCTTGAAGGGCAAAATCAAGCATGTCTGAACGGCTGTTTGATGTCGATCTGGCGACGGGGACCAAGACTTGGTTCTCGTCGTCTGACGACAACGGCGGCACGTGGAGCTTCCGGCGTGAGGCGGATGTTGCGCCCGTTCTGGATCGCAACAAGTCCGCCCAAGCCGATGGCTTTGATCGGCGGTCGGAGATGTGGCACGCAGGTCATATCCCGGCCGTCGTGATCGACCTGTGGCGCGACAAATATGGCGTGGACATCTTTAACAAGGACCACATGCCGGCCGTCAAGCGCCTGCTGAACAGCAATGAATGGGCCTACCTGCGGCCTAACACTTTCAGGATGTGAGGGCGTGATGAAGCGGCTTTTTCTGGCTCTTGTTGCCCTTGCTTTGCCTGCTGGCGCGCTGGCGCAGACGCAGGTGGGCGGCAAATACGTCGCAAATCCGCCGACGCTGGCAGATGGACAGCAAGCCGCACTTCGCCTTGATCCGACCGGAGCACAGGTGGTCAGCGGCGGGGCGACCCCTGGTGGCAATGCGACCAACCAGAGCGGCACGCTCGACTATTGCTCGGTCGTCACAGGCAATCAGACTTATACGGTAGGCACCATCCAACCGCTCAATTGCATCACCACGGGTCGCCTCAAGGTAGGCCTTAGCATGAGCACCAATCTGACGCCGGCCGCTGCGCCCGCGACGACACTCGACTCCCTGCTGATCGGATGCACCTACTATACGCAGGTGACGTGGACGGCGGGCTGGCAAGGGCCGGTTCGTTGCGATGCGCAGGGCAATCAAGCTGTCACCACGCGGGGTAGTCAGCAGCTTGCCACCACACAGGTATCTGTCGGCACCACAGCCACGCTCCTCGCCGCCGCAAGGGCTGACCGGGCGCGGATCAACATTACCGTGACGGCGGCTAACACCTGCGCGATCGGCAATACAGGCGTCACGACCACGACCGGCTATCCGCTACAGCCCACGGCTGGCGTCAGCATGACGCTGGAAACGAATGCCGCCGTCTATGCCGTTTGTTCGGCTACCACCACTGTCGGCGTATTGGAGCAGTTCTGATGGACCGCCGCATTCCGATCACCGTGGGGCTGGGCCTGATTATGATCGCGGGCGTCGCGGTCGCGCAGGAGTATCCTCCGCTTGATCCCACGATTGTTAGCAACATTGCGACCAACGTGGCGACTTCTGTGGGTCAGACCGCCGGCACCTCGGCAGGTACGGGCGTGGTCACCGCGCAGGTTCAACGGATCAACGTCGTGACGGACACGGCTGGCAATTTCGCTGGCAACTGGCCGCAAGCGTTCGCCTCCGCCCCCGGCTGGTATCAGGCTGATGTAGACATTCCGAATAGCTCGGCATCACCTTACAAGTGTTCGTTCTACACGGGCACGGTCACCACAACGGCTTTCAGCGGCAAATGCTCGCAGATCGTGGCGACCACCCTGCCCACCGTTGCGACCTCGCTGCTCGGCCTCACCGTTTCCCCGCTTGCCAACGCGGCCAGCGGGCTCACCGTTCGCGTCATCGGGAGGCAGTAATGGACCCCATTGAAGTCAACGGCATTCCGTTCGTCCTGACCTCCGATGATCGCGGCTATGTGATCGAGGCGGCCTCGCAGACGGTGCATGTCGAGGGATCACCTGTCGTCATCCGCTTCGATCCGCCGATTGCGCCGACGATTGACCTGGGCGCCGTCTACCGCGCCATTCAAGCGCAGCTCTGAGGTTCGGCCATGGGCGACCGCGCACAGATCATGTCCTCGGAAGGACGGCGGCAAGGCGTGGACAGTGAGCAGATTGAAAGTTCAATGGGTGGCGGACAGTCTAATGCTTCTCCAATAAATTATCGTGCCCTCACCTTCAATGACAATACGCCTCTGCAATTCTCAGACGGCAGCTATTTGGAGCTAGCAGCATGACGATCCTGTCGCAAATGACGGCCGCGCAGAAGGCCGAATTCGGTGCTGCGATTGCGGTTAATAGCTTTACGCCTACGCCTTCCGCACTTCGCACGGCCGTTGATCTTTCTACAATGGCGGCTAGCACAGCCATGACGGCTTTCGCCCCGATCGCGGGGCTCCCAGCGGCTGAGATTGTCGTTGATCCGACCGAAACCTACCAGCAGATGTATGGTGCGGGCGCGGCTCTCACCGAGAGCACTTGTTATATGCTCTCGACTTATTGCACTCCCGCGCAACGGCGCTCGCTGCTAACGCAGGTATTCAATGCAGACGGTTTTAACACTTGTCGTATTCAGATGGGCGCGTCTGATTTCACTTGGCGCGGCACCAGTGGCTATTATACCTATTGTGACGATTGGGACGGCATTGACGCCACGTTGCCGACGTTCACAATCCAGAAGGATTTGGAGTACATCATTCCAGCGCTGCGTGAGACACTAACCATCAATCCACGCCTCAAGTTTATCGCTAGCCCTTGGTCTCCCCCGGCGCTGATGAAATCGATCAACTCATTGATCGGTACAGTGGGAGGTGTTGGCAACCTGTTTGTTGGAAGCACGACAAACTATACCGCTTACGCGAACTATTTCGTCAAGTTTTTGCAAGCCTACAAAGCGCTGGGCATCCCTGTGTGGGCGGTCACGGTTCAGAACGAGCCCGCCTATGGCCCGGATAGCTATCCGGGCTGTATCTGGTCCGGTACGCAAATGCAGACTTTCATCGGCACTTATCTTGGGCCGGCATTGGCCGCGGCCGGCCTTAGCAGCGTGAAAATCCTCACTCACGATCACAATTGGAACACGACCGTCTCTCAGGGCAGTGATCTCGTTCTTGCGCCATTGACGGACTTTACGGGTGGTGCCGGTGGCTACACCACTGGTTCCGCGTGGCATGGTTATTCTACTTCCGGCAAACATGAGTTTGAGGCTCAGCGAGCTAAGAACCCATTCCCCGGCAAGGAAATTCATGTCACCGAGTTTTGTTCTGTTTGGAATAAAGGTGCAACTCCGAACACCGCTCAGCTCGATTTTCGTCAGCATCTCGCCAATTGCATCATCGGCGCCATTCGCGCCGGTGCCAATTCTGTTACATTTTGGAATCTGTTTCTTGATGCCAATGGAAAGCCATTCGCTCCCAGCTATGCAGTAGTACGTCCTGCTGCGTATTTGTCTACGGACGGCACTGCGACGATGAGCCGCACGGCTAGCTATATGTCGCTTCTCCATCTGCTTAAGGTCATGAAGCCGGGGGCTAAACGCTGCCGCAGCACCACTTTTGGCGTGGGCGAGAGCGATTTCGACGTTCAAACCGTGGCCTTTGCTAATCCGGATGGCTCGGTAGGCGTGTTGCTGTTCAACAATGGAGCGGCGAGCAAAACCGTCTCTGTCGTTGATGCGCCGAGCGGGTTCGCCTCGTTGCTTACTCTTGCAGCCGGCGACGTAGTGTCCGTGAACTACAGTGTCCCAACCGGGTCCGTAGCAACGGGCTCGATATTGCCTCCTGGCGCGGTTCCGACACTGAACGCTTCCGGTGCCAACGGCATAGCGACGCTGAATTGGGGCGCAGCAACGGCGGCTGACGCGGCCGGCATCTCGGGCTACTTGATCCGGCGCAGCACGACCTCGGGCACGGAAACGCTTACAGTCGGCGCAGCAGGCCCAAGCGATACGACATTCACGGATGTGGACGTGGTTGTCGGCACCGCCTACTTCTATCAGGTGTTCGCGATCAGTGCCGGGGGCCTTTCCGCTAGTGCTCCTGAAGCTAGTGCTGCGGTGGCAGCCGGTAAGCCCGGCACTCCGACGATTACGGTCACGCCCGGCAACGCTCAGAACACGGTTACTCTCGGCAAAGCGCCGCCGTCCAATGGCGCGGCGATCACCCAATATAATCTATACCGCAGCACCACTTCAGGTGCGGAGACGCTGTTTCAAAGCAACGTCAGCCTTACGAATGGGCAGTACGTCGATACCAGTCTGACGAATGGCACCGCGTACTATTACACTATGACGGCTGTGAATAGCGCGGGAGAAGGTCCGCAGAGCACTGAAAAGAGCGGAGTTCCGGCTACGTTGCCCAAACCTGATAAGGGCCTGCTAGTCGATAACGACATGGGCGCGAATGTTCAAACGCCATCCAACGGCACACCCACCGGAGGTTGGTCGATCACCGATTACACGTTTGCCAATGCGACGGCGGCGGTCAGCAACCACAATGCTGTCATCGGCCCTGATGGCGTTCAATCTGATGCAAGTACGCTGACGTTCACCAACAATGGCACCACGTCTGGCTACGCCAGCGTCGATTGCGCCACGACTGGCAATCCCGGAACAGGCACGCTCACCGCAAGTGTATATCTGCGCGGCAAAGTTGGCGGTGAAACATTGCAAATGTTCATTGCGAACTCCACCCACCAAGGTGGCAATACCGGCTCGGGCGTGACCAAGATCACGCTTACTACCAGCTGGGTCAAGTACACCACAACGGCTTCGATTTCGAACGGAGCATCCGTACGAGCGATCTTCAACATCGGCTATAATCCGAACACCTTCAATGGCAGCATGTCATTTGACGCGGCTTGGCCGTCTCTGACGAATTAAATTATGCCCATCCAATCCTACTCCGACCTGCAAACCGCAATTGGCGACTATGTAGACGGCGCCAAGTTCGATCCCGCGCTGATGATCCAGCTCGCGGAAGCGGACTTTCGCCGCCAAATCGTCGCGACGGAGCAGGACACGCAGGTAACGCTTGACACGAACACGCTGGCGATCCCGGCGGATGCGGACAGCATCAAGGGCATCGCGATCACGGGCGCGGATGGCTTCAACGGGCCGCCTAGCAATACGCTAGAGCCGGTTACGCTGGCAGCTTATTACAACCTTGATGCCACATGGACGGCACAGCCCCGTCAGTACGCCATCGCCGGGCAGAGCATCCTCCTATGGCCGTCGCCGGATCAGGATTACACGGCGGTCGTCACCTATCGGCAGATGATCCCGGCGCTGGCGGATGACAACCCGACGAATTGGCTGCTGGCGGCGCATCCTGACCTTTATTTGTACGGCGCTTTATCCCAGGCCGAAGTTTATGGCTGGAACGACACAAGAGCGGTAGGTTTTGCTCAGATAAAGCAAGACATGATTGCGTCAGTTAATCAGCAAGCAAATCGCAAAAGATTTGGGGGGCCTTTAAGGATGAAGGCCAGCACTTGCTTTTGATGTATATTCTACTTAATCAGAAAAAACGTGCCGGGGAAGCGGTCCAACGCCGCCCCAGCACTGACCTTAACGCATGGAGCGCGTCAATGGCTAAACACGTTCTACCAGAACTTACACCCGAATTGGAAGCTCGTTTCTGGGACTATGTAGACCGTAGAGGGCCGGGCGAATGCTGGCCCTCAAAAAAGTATCTCAGATCAAATGGTTACTCATATATGCAAGCCCCATCTGAGGGAAGGAATCGAGATTTTGGCCTGCACATTATTGCCCTAGTCGTATCAGGTAATTCTGTGCAGGGGATGCATGCGCTACATAAATGCGATAACAAGAATTGTTACAACCCCGCCCATTTAGAGTGGGGCACGCATAAAGAGAATATGAGACAGTGCTTTGAAAGGCACGTATTTAAGCGCAATCCTGTTCAAGGCGTGCAAAACAAGTTTGCACTTCTAACCGACGACAAAGTTCGGGAAATCAGGGCCTCTACTGAAGCGACAGGTGTTCTTGCAAAGCGTTATGGTGTATGCTGTGATAGCATATACAAAGCAAGAACCCGTAGAAGGTGGAAGCATGTCAAATGACTTCTCAGAGGCTCTTATTCGGCGAGTTTCAGCCCGATCAACCGGCCTTTCTTAACGAAGGTTTGATTGTCGCTGACGGATGCTATCCTGTGAAGAACGGCTATGCCCCGGTAGGCGGTTTCTTCCCCGCCCCCAACGGCGGCCTGCCCAACATCTGCCTAGGTGGATCGGCCTATCGCGTAGCCGGCGCGACCTACTCCTTCGCGGCCGATGCGGGTAACCTCTACCGGTACGGCGCCTCGGGCTACACGAACCTGAAAACCGGCCTTACGAACAACCTCGGCGTACAGTTCGCGCCCTACTCGACGCTGATGCTCATCACGAACGGCACGGACCCGGTTCAGAAGTTCACGCCCTCGCCCACGAACGCCGTGACGGCACTCGGCGGCTCTCCGCCCATCGCGCGTTATGTCGGTATCGTCGGCGGCTTTACGGTGCTGGCCTATGCGTCCAACTCACCTTTGCGCGTGGCATGGTCCAACCAGGGCAACCCGGAACAATGGACGCCTTCCACCGCCTCGGAAGCAGGGGTGCTCGACATGGCGACCGGCGGCGACATCACGGGCTTTGTCGGCGGCGAATATGGCCTGATCTTTCAGGAAAACCGCGTCACCCGCATGACCTACACGGCATCGGACACGGTGTGGCAGTTCGATCCGCTCGGCCAGGACGTGGGCTGCGTGCTGCCCGGTTCCATCGCGACGTGGAACAAGCTGACGTTCTTCCTGTCCAATCGCGGCTTCATGATGTGCGATGGGTCAAGCATCACGCCGATCGGCGCGGAGAAGGTGGACCGCTGGTTTCAAAACACGGCCGATCGCTCCTACTTCGACAACGTATCGGCGGTGATCGATCCGCGTAACTCACTCTACATCATGACGCTGCCCAACACCTTTCCGTTCGGCACGGTGTTGATCTACAATTACGTGTTGCAGCGGTGGAGTACGGCCAAGGTCACGACGGAGCGGCTGATCTATGGCTTGGCTCAACCGACGAGCCTTGATGCGCTCGACGCCATGTATCCTAACCTCGACGCGCTGACGATCTCGCTCGATAGCGTGGCGTTCCGGGGCGGCTATCCGCTGCTGTTGCTCTATAACGGCCAGCATCAGCTTGGATCGCTGTCGGGTGCGCCTGTGGATGCGACGTTCGTGGATGCCACACGCGAGCTGGTGCCGGGGCAGCGAGCGCGGATAACGGCGGTTCGACCGATGACGGATGCCAAGGCGGCGCAGGTGACGATAGCGTGTCAGGATTCTTTGGCGGATGCGCCGACTGCGACGACCTATGTGGACCGCCGGGGTTCGGGGACGTTTCGAGTGCGGGAGAGTGCGAACCTTTGCGCTATTACTGTCAGCATTCCATCGCAAACTTGGACCTTTGTGCAAGGGGTCGACGTGGACGCTGTGGCGGGAGGTAGGGCGTGATGCGGGCCGGATTGGTTACCGGCTGCCCATTTCAAAACGGCGCTTACCGCTTGTTGGCTTCTTTCTCTGTCGCCAAGGCCCGGAACCAGTGACAAAGCGTGGGAACAACCATCGGAGCATGTCTAACCATGCCGCCGCATCACAAGGTCTATCTAGATGACCCTCCCCCGCCTCGTCAAGGAAGCCGAAGCCACAGAAGGCCTATGGCGCCGCACAATCCGCGATGCCATCAACGCCCAGATACGCCGCACCTCCGGCACAGGTCCGACTAGCGAGCGGCCGGCTAATCCTGACACAAGTGTGTCATACTATGACACGTCACTTAAGAAGCCAGTATGGTGGGATGGCGCTACATGGCGCGATGCAGCCGGCAATGTCGTCTGATTACGCCCGCTGGCGGATCGAGTTCGCCAAGGCCCTAGACCCGGCGCACTATACAATCGAATGGGTGGACGCGCAGCTTGAGGCCGGTCTGTACCTGCTAGACGCTACAGACAAGGCCGCGATCCTGACAGAGGCCAAGGTGTACCCAACTGGCGTGTGGGAAGTGCATGGCGTGTTAGCAGCCGGCGATATGCGCGAGATAGCCGACATCCTGATCCCGTTGGCAGAAGAACGGGCACGTCGAGCCGGGGCTATTGGCGCGTCCATAGCATCGCGGCCGGGGTGGGCTCGGGTGCTTAAATCACGGGGCTATCGAATCGATCAGGTGGAAGTGCGGAAGGACTTGCGCGAATAGTCAATACGGTATAGAGATACCGTTAATCCCACCGCCTTTGCGCGGCCAGGCGATCCCAAACCATTCAGGGACGCGCCGCCACCGTGGGACTTTCACCTAAATCTCAATCGGACCTGACCCGGCGCTACCAACGCCGGGCCGGTCCTAACCGCAACGTGAGGACCCACGTCATGGCTAACCGCGCCGATACTACAGAAATCTGGAAGAGTGTACCGGGATATCCGGGATATGAGGCATCTTCTTTAGGCCGTATTCGCAGTCTTGATCGAATGGTTGAGCAAGGCAGTCGCTGGGGCAAGAAGATAATGCGCTTTGCGGCCGGCAGAGTTCTAAAACAGCATGGTTCTGCTGGACGATATCTAGTCGCCGTTCTTAGTGGCTCGGACGGCAATAAAACTAGAACAGTGCATAGCGTTATATGCGCTACATTTCACGGCCCACGCCCTGAAGGTCGAGAAGTGGCGCATACCGATGGAAACGCGCGCAACAACGCCGCCTGCAATCTTCGCTGGGCCACAAAACTTGAAAACGCCGCTGACCGTCGCCGCCACGGTACACAGGTTTGTGGAAGCGCCATTCACACCTCGCGACTTACGGAAAACCAAGTACGCGAAATGAGGAAAGCTCATCTGGAGGGTGTGAGCGCAACCGAAGTAGCTTTGGATTTTGGCATTCATGTCACGACCGCTCATCGGATTTTGTCCGGTATATATTGGACGCACATCTGATGGGCCTTAGCTCTTCAAAAAGTTCGACCAAAACGAACAACACAACTACGTCGGCGCCTAGTGCTGCCTACGCGCCCTACGTTGACCAGGGAATTGCGAACGCCCAAAGCGTTTTCCAAGGCAACCAAGGCAATCTCTCCGGCCTCTCGCAATCCGCGCTCACCGGCTACAACCAGCTCGTCAGCAATGGTGCGTTCGGCACCTCGCCCTACGTACAACAGGCGCAGAACGCGGCTGGCGCGATCGGTTCAGGCGCCTTCTACGGCAGCAATCCCGGTCAAGCGACCTACGCGAGCCTCATGCAGGCGCAGAACCCGGCGCTAGGCACGCTACAGGGGCTCACCAGCAGCGCCACGGACAATCCGGCATCGGCAGGGCTCGCCGGCCTC